AAAGGGTAGATAATGTTATTCTACCCTTTGTGGTGGCAGCGGTGGCAGCACTATTTAAGGGCGGCCTCTCCCCCCTCAGGGGCCACCATGTCGTGCCCCAACTGTTCCGGCGTTTACTTAGCCCCGCCTAACCCCGCCTTTATCTCCGATAAGCCCGTTAACCCCGCCGTTCGGCCCCATTATTGTCCCGAGCACAACGTACACTGCTCCGCTTGTGTCCATGGCGTACGGGCGCAGAAGCTACCGGCGTACTACCACCCGTCGCAAAAGAGCTGGCTCTTCTCGCCGTTCGTATCGGCGAAAGACGTCTACGCGAAGGAGAACCTATGGCAGACGCAGGATGTCAACCAGGAGTGTTCTCAACAAAACAAGTCAAAAGAAACGTGACAATATGTTGGCTTACACCAACACCACGTTTAACGACCCTTTCTCTACTACGTACATTCTGGGTGGTGCCCAGATGCGTTTTCCCGTGGGAAACACTACCATCCCGAGTGAGTTCATCTATGTGTGGAACGCTACGGGCAGACCCGGCGAGAATTCGACCGGTCAACGTGGGTCCAAGATGGACACGTCACTTCGCACTTCCGAAACCATTTTTGCGAGGGGTTTGAAGGAGAAGATTACTCTTGAAACCAATAATGCCGCGCCTTGGGAATGGCGCCGTATCTGCTTCACTAGCAAGGATGACTTCGGCGAGGCAGACCCTGACTCTTCCGCCTACTTCCGAAGGACCAGTAATGGAATGGTACGCCTTCTTCGGGCGCAGTCCGAGGCTGAGTACTTAAACGATGAGTTATTTGAGGGCGAACGCAACGTCGATTGGCTCTCGGCTCTCAACGCGCCCCTGTCGCGTAAGAACTTTACTATCAAATACGATAAGACGCGGGTCCTCCGTTCCCAGAACACCGCCGGGAATATCTTCAATTTCAAAATGTGGCATAATATGGGGCACAATATCGTCTACGCCGGTGAGCAAACCGGCGAGAGCATGGTAGACTCGGCAGTATCAGTTTCTGGACGACCAGGAATGGGCAACTACTACGTCGTTGACATTTTCCGGAAACATGGTATTAACGATGATCAGTCTACCCTAACCTTCACTCCCGAGGCCACCTTCTACTGGCACGAGAAGTGATTCTGTGATCTCAACAAAATCACAGTTCCCGAGCATCCAGTCGTGGTCGATCCCATCATCCAGCAACGGATTAGCGTTTGCTATGTATATACTTGGCTTCCCCCAATGAATCAATTTTTTTCCCTTGTATTTATCTGTTGCCCAGAACTGTGATTGGCAACCAAGCCAGAACTTGTATGCATGAAAGAACTTAGTCCCTCCCTGCATATCGTCGAATACGGCATAGTCGACGTCCTTCACGTCCTCGTCTAGAGAATAAAGTCCTCCAAAATAGGCGTGGTTGCCTAGACTCCTCGCCCAGAGAGTCTTGCCGAGCCGCGTCGGTCCGTATAGGACTAGTGATCGTCGTCTCCCTGTGTGAGTCAGCCTTCACCGCCTCAAACATCGAGGCGTCCGCGCGGCGGAGCGAGCGCGCGACTAGCCGTAGCATAGCGTCGGCAAAAAGATACCTAAGATCTGTTCCTCCGCCGCAGGCGGGCACTTACCGGAATGTTCAGATCCCTCCAAGTTGTGTGATACCCAAGCAGACAGCTCTGGAAACGCTGCTGTTGTAAGCGATACGTTGGCAGGATGCCTGTACGGCACGGGCTCGGGTCGATATTTCCAGTCTGCATAGGCGCGTAGAGAGCTGAAGGAACAGCAAAGTGACTTTGGCTCCAGCCTTCCGACAGCTTCAAAAAACTCTTCTCGAGTTCCAGCCAGCTTGATCTCATCCCAGTTAGCGCGAGAGACAGAAACCTTCGCTCGCACGTCGTCGAGTTCGAGGTCTCCTCCGGCAATGTCTCCATCTTTGATCGCATAAGCGTAACCCTTTTCTGGTGTTGAGTAACCGCGAACGACATTTGGATGGCGTCCGCCCACATCGAATACACGGACATTTCTTGACTCAAACTTCCGTTTGAACATGAAGAAAGCGTGGAGATGAACTCCTCCATCCTGGTGCTTTTCTCGTCCCACGATGCACTTAGCTCCCAGCTCTGCAAGATGGTTAACAACCGAATCAGGTTCGAGGTCTCCGGACTGGGGGAACGTGAGGAGCCCATAGCGTGCAGCGAATCGAAAAGTCATGTGACTGCCACCAAAGGGTAGATAATGTTATTCTACCCTT